ATATTCAAGATGGGATTCAGCAAATGGTTCAGGTCAATATACAATGAATGCTGAAGGTATTCGTCGTGAAGAAATCCGATATAATAAATTTGTAACTCGTCTGCGTTCAGCATTTAAAGAGCTATTAACTAAACCTCTCTATCTTCAAATGTGTCTTGATTTTAAAGACCTAAAAGACGATTATCGTTTTAAAAATGCTGTAGGTATTAACTGGCATGATGATAACGTATTTGAAGAAATCAAGCAACAGGATCTTCTTAACAAGCGTCTTGCTACACTTAATGCACTTAAAGGAGTTGTTGATGATGAAGGTAAACCTTACTTCTCTACTGAATACTTGGTTAAAGAGTATTTACGTATGAGTGATGAAGATCTTCAAAAGAATAAGGATTATATGAATCAAACTCCAACTGGTGAAGGTGAAGCTGGTGAAGCTGCTGCCCCAGGTGCTGCTCCTGAATCAGGAACCGCTCCAGAAGGTGGTGCAGGTGCAGAAGCAGCTGCCGGTAAAGAAACCGCATCTGAATTAGGAACCCCAGGAGCTCTATAATTTATTGATAAGCAATAACAAATCTGATAGATTTGTCAATAGATATAATGACGTGAATTGCATCTCTATGTTGATCAATTCCGTCATTAACTTTTAGAACCTCTACGTTCCAGTCCCTGTTCTGTAATAGAGTACAGTGTAGTTTTATTTGGGACATAATATCATCGTGAATCTTTGTTGTACTAAAACCTTCACTAAAATCAAATAGGTAAGATTCTTCGTCTATACCAAAACGGTTTTCTCCAAGAACAGAATCGTTTTTAGTTAATAACACCATTTTAATTTGGGCAATAATTAAAGCCAAATCTTCGGTTTCGAATAGAGTCTCCTCATTATAATTGGGTTCATCTATACTTCTTATGTAAAAGTCTATTGGCATATTAGAATCTCATTGTATACATCCAACCTGCTGAGTTTTCACCCTTAATTGCTTCCATCACTGCTGTCATTTCAGCATCAGCTTTGGTTACTAGATTAGCGTAATTTATTTTAACGTCACCCGGTAAAACATAGTCAAATGTAGTAATCATTTCACCAAGTCTCTGTTTAGATTTTGCTCTGCAATATCGTTGAAACATTTCATCTTCATAAAGATTTGATGCATCAATCTTTTTTGCAACTTCCAGAACAGCTCCTCTTTTTGGAGTTCTGCCTAACACCGTTAATTGTTTTGTGTTTTTGTTATAATCATATGCGATAGTATCTAACAGAAAGGCTCTAGTTAAATCCAGAAATGAAAACATAACTGTTCTGTACATTAGGGATTCTCCAACAAATGGGGTTAAAAACATCTCAGCACCAACAAATTTATTTTCGCCGAAATCTCTATCCATTGTTGAAAATACGGATGCTCCAGTTGGTTCAACTGCTTTATGCACAAACTGTACACAATCCGGTAGTGTAATGGTGCGGCTGTCTTTAAACTGGCTTGCACTAAATACATCGATTGGAATCTGCAAATACGCTTTATCTAGAGCATATTGCCAGTTATCATAGAAGAAATTTTCGGCATTTTTAATAACCCTTTCGACCTCTTTGGTAGGAAGCTGATAGGGAAGGGATCCCGAAAACGTTACTTCATCAATAATGTCTGATATTAATTCTTGTCTAGTCACGCGATTTGCGTTATTTTAATTAAACAGTTGGCGCCTGTGCAGCAGCTGTTTTGTCCTCTTCTGCTTTTTTAAGAGTAGTTGCTTTAATTTGATCTTGAATCTTCTTTAATTCAATCTGTGCATCGTTAACCTTCTTCATTGCCTCAGCTTCTTGCTGATTTAGGGTAACTAACTCCGATGCAGCATCTTCGTTTAGACCAAAATAGTTTTGAAATGACTTAACCATTTATATTGGATTCTTTTTGTTATTTATCGGAAATATAGTCCGAAAAACTTTTTACCCAGTTTGTACCAGAACCAGGATTTGTTCCAAGTTCCTGTCTTCCACCTTTATATGTTCCCCATTGAGCCGGTATTTTTAATGATCCAGAAACTCTTTGGGCAGCACGGTTTGGAGGTAAATCATCCATATCTGGATTACTTTTCTTGCGGTCTCTGAATAACTCTGGGGTTAGCAGGTCCTCTTCAATCTTTCCACCTAATATCATCCATACCTTTTTAGGGTCCTTTCCTTCAGGGATCCCCTGTGAAAAACTATCAAAATCTCCAGCCAACCAAAACTCTCTCATAAGAGTTCCAGATACTCCATCTTCGTCTCCTTCTGAACCAGAGTTTCCTCCAAATTCAGGACGCTCAGTTTCAATTCTGTTAATTTTTGAAATAGAACCCTGCCACTTTTCCATTGCAGCCCATCTAGGCATATCTTTTCCAGTTGCGTACAGATTAACCACCGTATTTGGTGCAAGTTGAGTTTTTCCTAACTCTTCTACAAATTCATAACCGCTCCTAACTGGGGTAACTTCTGATAAGTGCAGTTCAACATTATCAAAATCTTCTAGATAATAATCAAGAACTTCCATCGCGGCCATTCCAGTAATACCTGCCATTTCTGTTTTAGAAATAAAGACATGAACTTCGTCGTTTTCTGCTGCGATCTTTGCAATTGCTTCATAGTGACCAGCATGAGGCGGCTTAAACTTACCGCTAAAAATACCAACGGTTTTAATATCTAGTTTTGGAACCTGTGTACGACCAATTTTTCTGGTCTTCATTGTAATTTCTTCGAAGTCATCTTCAAGACTCTTAGCCAATTCTAAATTTTTACGATCATCGTCATAGAAAGTAAAGTGTTTAAATCCCTTAGCAATTAGCTTTCTAAATGCCTCCTTCTTCTTTTCAGCAATACTGCCGTCAAATCCAAATTCTGGATCGCTAACTGCATATACTAAATTTGGGTGAATATCGATACCATGAGATAGCAAAAATTCTCTGACTAGTTTCTTATTATCTCTAGCTGTAATAATGCCGACAGCCGTCCCAGATTTATAGGCTGAACGTAATATATTAAGTACCCATTCAACTAGCCTTCCAGCCTTTAGAATATTAGCATCGTTAAATTGATTATAGTTAACCTCATGGTGAGGCTGTTTTTCATATTCATTAAACTCCTGTGGAGTAAGATCAAAGGTTTCGCCAGTTAGGGCATCCTTAACTAGGATCTTTGCATTGGTAACAACTAATGTGTCGTCCAAATCAAATACAATAATTGAGTTGTCTCTAGAAAATGCCATTTCGTTTACTTTTTGCACTGGCCTACTATTTTTTGTTATTTATTTAGCCAGCCGTCCAATGTAAATATACTAATCCTGGCTCAATAAAAGCAAAAAACGCAAAGCTTCGTGGCCTTGCGTTCTTCGATTACCTTCTTCCAACTGGAAAGATGCAAATTATTTAATAGTATTTCCTACTTCAATTGCTCCGGCCTTATACTCTTCTGGGCTTAATCCCATTGATGCAGCTTGGTCCTCAATTGACATAGTTAAAAGTTTATCTTGATTTTGGCTTGTCCAATTTGCAACAATTGCTGCAATTTCTTCTGGAGTCTTAGTACCCTCTGCTTCGTATACGCCTTTACCAGACCAACCCATTCCGCACTCCATCAAACCATTTTTATAACAACCGCATGCTTCATTAACATATTCATTGTACTCAGTTGGAGTTTCATCATTATGAATTTCTAAAGCCTCTGCACAAATCTTTTCGCAAACCTCTTTAATCATTTCGCAAGTTGATTCATAACAAGCAGATTCATTATTCCAACCCTCATTAATTGTCATTCCATCATCTACCATTTCGTACATACACTTTTCCATATATGCGCAAGCTTCGTTAATATAATCATCAAATTTATGTTTAGGATCCTCATCAGACTCGTACATTTGTGCATCTGAACAAGTAGCTTCGCACATAGATTCAATTAAGTGGTGTGCCGCTTCAGAAAGCATCATTTTTGTACCATCGTGGCAAGTATGACCCATTCCCTCTGCCATATACTCAGAATTTCCTGGAGTATTCATGATTCTTCCATTGGGCATATCTAAACGATCTTTTCCAATTCCATATTCAGTCTTATGTGAAGCATTACCAAACTCTTCTGGCGCTTCGCCATCACCTTCTTCTTCCCAATATTCAGCTTCGCAGTGTTCGCCGCAATCAGAACAAATATCACCCATCATAACTGGAGCACCACAACAGTTTGAAGTTGCACCATGTTCGTATGCATCTCGTGGATCCCATGATTCATTTGCTTTACTGTGAGATTTAGCTGAATCATATACAGTTTTTAACCATGCTTCTAATTCTTGGTTATCACCTGCGTCTAAGTTACTATATTCCTTTTTAAAAGCTCTAACAAAGCTCTTAAAAGTTTTAGATTCTTGTGCTAATAGGTCAATTTCAGACATTGCACTTTCTTTAATTGCAGCAGGTTTTTTCTTTTTGATAGCATCAGTTTTAAATGCTTTGTAGTCTTCAAAATCATTGTCTCCGTCGCCATCCTTATCGTACTTAGGATTGTATTTCTTCTTTTCATTTAAGAAATCAGTAAATCTTAATACTTTGTTTTCAGCAATAGCTGGTTCTTCGTTGCAAGTCTCGCACTCTTCTGTAACTTCTGGGTTACGTCCTACTTCTTCATCAAATTTTTCTTCATCAGCGAAGTAGTTAGGCTTCTTTAAGAAAGAAGGCAAGTCTTTATTAGAAAATTTTCCCATTTTAACTAGTTATTTCATGGTTATTTATCTAGGCCTGTCCTCTATACTTGACTCTTTTAGGCCATTTCCGTCTTCTGAGACAGTAATCTTAACATGGCCATTATCGGTAAGCTTTCCATCAATCCAAAGTTCAGCTAGAAGATCCTCGACGTGATTTTGAACCATTCTTTTAATTGGACGAGCTCCATATTTTTCATCGTATCCGTGTTCAATAATAAAATCCTTTGCCAATTGGTCCAATTCAAACGTATAGCCATTTTCAAGTGATCGTGCAAGCAAATCCTTAAGTTCAATCTCTAAGATTTGACCGATTTCGGACTTTTCTAGCGAATCGAAAATAATAATGTCATCTACTCGATTTAAAAACTCTGGTTGGAACTTATTTTTAAGAGCTTTATCCAAAATACTCTTTGCAAGGGCTTTTTCCTTTTCAATATTGTTTGCCGTTGCAAATCCAATACCAACTCCACGGTCTTGCATGTCCTTTATTCCAACATTTGACGTCATGATGATAACAGTGTTCCTAAAATTGATTTTTCGACCTCTTCCATCAACTGCATAACCTTCATCTAGTATCTGGAGCAAATTATTAAAAATATCTGGATGAGCTTTTTCAATTTCATCTAATAAGACTACTGAATATGGTTTTCTACGAACTTTTTCAGTTAATTGACCACCTTCTTCGTAACCAACATATCCTGGAGGCGCTCCCATCATTTTAGAAGCGGTAAACTTCTCTCCATACTCATTCATGTCAACTCTAATAATATTTTCTTCAGAATCAAACATTTCACGAGCAAGAGCCTTTGCCAATTCAGTCTTTCCGACTCCAGTTGGACCTAAAAACATAAATGTTCCAATTGGTTTTTTACGGGAAGCAATATTTGCTCTACTTCTTTTAATTGCTCTAGCAAGTTTTTTAATTGCTTCTTCCTGACCAATAACCTGCTTAGTTAAGTCAGATTCCAGTGATGCAATTTTTTCAAGATCAGTTTGAGTTAGTTTAGAAACTGGAATTCCAGTCATAGATGCAACAACTTCAGCAATTTTGCGATCATCTACTTCAAGACGATTGTCCTTTAGTGTTTTTTCCCATTCAACCTTTGCTTCTTCAATTTTTAATAGTTGATCACGTTCAGCATCTCTAAGTTTAGCAGCAGCTTCATATTTTTGAGACTCTACCGCACTTCTTTTATTTTTTGAAATCTCTCCAAGCTCTTCTTCAAGTTCTCTAATTTTTTGTGGAACAACGATTCCATCAATATGAACATTTGCTCCAGCTTCATCTAATAAATCAATTGCTTTATCTGGAAAAAATCTTTCAGTTAAGTATCGATCTGCAAGTTTTACGCAAGCATTAAGTGCACTTTCGCTATATGTAACTGAGTGATGACTTTCGTAATATTCTTTGATATTTTCAAGTATTTGTCGAGTTTGTTCTGGTGTAGACTGCTCAACCATTACCTGTTGAAACCTACGATTTAGTGCACCATCCTTTTCAATTGATTCTCGATATTCATCTAATGTTGTTGCGCCAATACACTGAATCTCACCTCTAGAAAGAGCTGGCTTTAGGATATTCGCAGCATCTAACGAGCCACTAGCGGATCCAGCTCCAACCATTGTATGAATTTCATCAATGAATAGGATAATATTTGGATTTGCACTTACTTCATTAATAATAGCTTCCATGCGTTCCTCAAACTGTCCACGGTATTTTGTGCCAGCGACTAATGTACTAATTTCAAGCGCAATAATCTTTTTATCAAATAGAACTCTAGGGCAGGTTTTTTCAACAATCATTTTAGCAATACCTTCAACAATTGCAGTTTTACCAACTCCAGGCTCTCCTATTAAAATAGGATTATTCTTTTTACGTCTTGATAAAATTTGACTGCAGCGTTTAACTTCAGCAAGGCGTCCAATTACTGGATCCATTCTTCCCTCTAGTGCAAGTTGAGTAAGGTCCTTTCCAAAATTATCGAGGACGGGTGTTCGTGTGTCTCTTTTTGACATATTATATTATCGTGGATTTTTGTTTGTGTGTTTAAGCATTTTACTTTCTAAATTCGCAACAGCCTGTTCTAAAGTATGTTTTGAATTAGATAGCATCTTTTTTTCCATTTGACGGCGTCGGCTCTCAATCATTCTATCAAATCTGTCTAATAGGTATTCAAATACATTTTGCGAAATTGCAATCTCATAATAGTATTGATGATTTGATAAAATTATAGTTTGATATTTAAGAATAATAAAAACCTGAGCATTTGGTGTTTGCACATACCTAGCGCCTGAGGTAGGGGCAATCAATAGCGTATTTTTAGGATCCCTAAGCGAAACATCTAGTGCCTTTATTGCAAGAGCTGCCCTATCATCAATTGCTATTCCTGGACGAGTTGAATAAAATTTCTTTATTCGTTGATTAACAAGATACCTTTTAAATTTAAAGGCTAACTTATTTCGAAAGCGTTTAATAAAACCTGGAGTTTTCACAATTTTCGGCGGTGTTAAAATGGATTCAAATGCAGCTTCGCTAAGCAGCTCATACGGCTCATAGTTTGGCTTAGATAAATCTTCCTCGTGTTTGGGCTTTGCCTCAAAACTCGTTGGCGTCCTTTTAAAGACTAGATCAATAAGCGAGGAATTTTTCATTATAGAATAATTTTAGAATCTGTACCCTCCTCTGGTGCTTCCATTTTTTCAATTAATTGAGTAAATGCTTCTTCCATTCCAACTGCCATAAGATCCATCATGTCTTCGTCAGTTTTAAGCAATCCCATCAATTTAGCTTGACCCATTGCCTGCATCATTGCCTGAGCAGTTTCTTTTGCAAATTCAGTAATATCGCCACTAGGCAATTTCTTTAGATTTGATTCCATATATTGTATTATAATTTTTTCTAAGTGATGCTGCAAGCTTTCTATCTAAGATTACTTGTGATAAGAGAATTCCATGGTCCTTGCAATATTCTCTGACAAATACTTTAAAGTTAGGTTTCTGTTTCATAATAATATTATACTAAAATTTAGTCCCACCAGGCTTGAATTCCTGATCCATCAAACTGTTTATTCCAATCAATTTTCTTTTTAAATTTAGTGTAGTCTTGTCCTTTGAGTATTGACATTAATTCATTCCACTCAGAGACCTCTAATTCACGAACTCTAGCATAAACCTTACTGTTATGTTCCTTTTCTTCTGGGGTATCGTGATCAACTAGTTGAAAAAGATCCTCCTTGCCTTCAACTGGTTCAAATTCCCATGGATGATGGATAATTTCTCCAAGTTCAGCCTCAGCCATTTCAATATACTTGTCTTGATTGTAATTTTGGATTAGTTGCACGGCTCTGCGCATGGCTGCAACTTTCTTAAGTCGAGTTTCATCGATTTCCATTCCGTACTTTTCAACATTATCTGCCATGTGAGTAATGGCCTTTTCCATAAACATTAACATGCCATGGTGATCCCACCAATAGTGGTTAGCTAGGGGTTTTCTGAAACGCCAAACATTTCCAATAAATCTAGCAATATCATAGCGAAAAAATGCCCAGATTTTATAGACACGGCTTTCGTGCCAAACAAGTCTCTTTAGACTTTTAGTAAAAGTATCTGCAAATCGAATATCCATAACGTTTAAGTTTAGGATATTATACCTAATTTACTTAACCTTGAACTTAAATCCGGTAATCTTTTCTATTTGGGAAACTGGAACCTCATTATTAGCAAGTCCATCTGGTTTTGCTGAAGTATTTTCAAAGAGGTATGCGTGCCATTCATTAGTCGATTTAATATAGATGACTTTCCAACACTGAATAGGAACTGCTGTTCCGGCGCCAAGAGTTTTTGCAACTCCAAGGTTACCGCACCATACTTTAACTGAGTCCTTTTCTGCTGCAAGCTGACGAGTAAGGGTCTCTAATGATTTCCAGTCTCCAGCATTTAGCGAATGGTATTGAGCTGCCATGTTTGAAAAATAAAAGCACTCATCTTGTACCTGTTGAGTTTGGCAAAGATTGTCTGCAGCTGGCATCATGTGACCGCGATCAGTTCCTGATCCAACAAAATCTGCTGCAATATTAGTTTCAGCTGGAAGTAATGGATCTGGCTTAAA